GTTAAGGAACAATTTCAAGATCAATTTGGAAGAATGGATGCCTCAAAAGCAGATGGTTCAGATAACTATCATCTGTTTGACGTTTACGAAATCGTCTATCAAGGCAAACAAAAAATCCGTAGTTATTTTAAATACGGTCAAGGCGATTCTCGCGATTTAGATACCGAAGATTTTATGGATCTTATCGCCCGTCTTGCAAAAATTCACTATGAAAAAGAGGATAAGCTTGAAGCACTTAGAAATGCTGATGCTGAACCTATTTGCTTACCGTGTGGTTTTTTAACCTCGTTCTGCAAATGTGATAAGGACTATGAAACAATCTCCCCAATTAACTTACATCAAGCTACTGCCGATGTAGATAGCAAAGTAGATATTGGAGAACATTGCCCTTGCAGTGACCATTTAGCTGGTCTCCGCAATAAATGTTACTTTGGAGAAGACCTTTCCTCACCTTGTTCAATGTGTGGTCAACCCCCCCCCCCGAAAAAGGCGGAGATGAACATTCTCCCCACTCTGGTTTCTACAGCTACTTCTATGATTGTAGAATCAGCAGTTTCGTGGTTTAACCCTTTCATTAAGATGAAATATTTGTGGTCTATTGATAACTGCACTACTAAGTGCCTCCACGAAGAAATCATCAAGGAAATGGAAGAATGGCCTGACAAAGTTGGTTTTGCCGCTCTCAGTCTTGTTCCCCAAAGTTGGGAAACGAAACCTGATGGAACTCTCACTTTCTTCGGAAAAAGAAAAGAGAATTTTATTAGGATGTTGGCAGCGGAAAAGCAAATTTGTCTTCCCTTAAGTTACCTTCTACGCAGAGCATTTACATGGTCTCTGCTCCTTTTTATGTTCACCGTGCTTCTGCAATTTTTATTGGAGTATGGTGGATGTGATTTCCGCAAATACAAGATTGTGGACTATGTGGAAAGAACGCATAACGAATGGACATGGGTGCCTGTGTACCCACAATATTCAGAAACCGTTCTATCACATCAGGAGCATTTTGCGTCGATTGGAATTTATACCCCCGCTTATCTCGATTGGAAAGCTTATTATGTTGATCTTTATTATTACCAAAAGATCCTTGGTTCGCTTTTCTACCCTTGGTACATGGAATTTGTTACCAAACATAAAGTACTTGTTGATGCTCAACATCATTGGTACGAAGCTCCTTTAATGGTCTTCGTCCTCTGGTTTATTGTATTCTTCAGCTATATGTTTTTACGCAAGTGCCTTGGATTTCGTCAACGATATGCAGATATAAAAGCTAGAGCAACTAGTGATCCTCACTTTCAGAAAGAAATTTATGAGAGAGCGAGGAGAGTTAGCACCGAGTATAACGAGTATATACCAACAGCTGTTGGACTCGTTGGTGCTATCGTTACTGGCTTAGTTATTTGGAATCAGATGCGAGATAAAGCCCCAGCCCCAGAGTTTGGTATTACCCGCGATTCGAACACTTTTTCGTGGGATGCATACTTACCATCTTTTTCCCGTAAGACTGCTCAACCGCA